ACATTAAGTTGTTCGTTTATAAGTTTGACCGTATTTTCTATTCGAGAAGAATATATCTTGACCTCTAAGCATTCCAAACACCTCTATTGCTCCTCCAACTCCGCCCATCATTTGCGATGTCTGTGCTGCTGGTATTACCTGAGAACCACGAGGCAGATTAATCATCTCCGGTCCTCTCTCACCCACTAAAGCCATACCACCTGGAGCGTAACGAGTACCAACTGCGAATCTTTGCTTAGATGTTGTGCTTTGGATAGCTTTGCCTAAAGCAGCTAATGCAATACCTACGGCAATAGCTGCGTAAGGATTAGCAAAAAGACTATTCAAAGCTATTTTAGCAACAATAGCTAATGTGCCAATCTTTATTAATTCTGTACCTAAAGCAGCTATCGCACCACCAATAGCATTAAATACACCTCTAAAAGCATCACCAAAGCTTATCCCATTAGTAATAGCTTGACTGAGTATATCTGAGAATGTTGTGCCTATTGCCAATGCTGCATCCTGCATAAAAGAATTAACAGCATCTGTTAACTCAATTAAACCAGTTTTAGCTGGCATAAATGTAATGGGAATCTCAACTCTATCAGGTGGTATGATTTTAGTTAAATCTTTAGCAATCTGATCTTGTATTTTCTTATTAGATATAACTATCGGTTTAACCTCAACCGGTTTAATTTTTAATTTATCTAGTTCTTCTTTTACTTTTCTAACTTTCTCTGTAAAATCAGATACTTTAATGCCTTTAGATACCTCTGATAAGTTTCTAGTAAGTTCTAAAATTCTTTCATTAAGATTTTTTATTTCATTCTGTTGCTCATCTGCATAACCACTCTCTGCTTGTCTTAATTGTGCCTGTGCTTGTTCAATTTTAGCAATTACTCCAGGTTGATCTCCTAATGTTTTTAAGTATGTTATTTGACCTCTTAAAAATGCAATATTAAAAGTCTTAGCGTTATCTCTTAACTTTTTTTCATTGCCTGTTAATGCAACACCTTGTACTTTTAATAAGGCTGATATTTCCTTCTCAATTCTAGCTTGTAAAACTTTAGCTGTGACTACTGTCTTTAGATTATCAATATAAGCTTGATAAGCTGATGTTAATCCAGTAACAGTATCACCTTCTAATTTTAATTGAGCAAAGATTTCAGGATTTAATTTCTGCAGTTCTTTAATTGCAGATAATTTTCTTTGTCTTGTTTCATTCTCATTTTCAAGAACTGCTACAAGTGATGCAACACCACCAGCTTCATTAGCAACTGAATTTTGTATTGATGTTAATGCTTTAGCTGTTTCATCAATTGTTTCTTTAGCTTTCTGTGAAGTTCTTGTCCATGCTTGAAATCCTATCTGAGCAAATGTAATGGCTGATGTAACAGCAGCAAATGCAAGACCTAATCCTCCAGCTCCACTCAATCCACCTATTAAAGCTTTTAATGCACCACCAACTGATCCTGACTCTTGCTTTAATCTGCCAAATGATTCTACAAGTGGATTAATGTTATTGGCAATACCAATAAAACCAAATGGAGCATCTTGTAAAACCCTTGATAAATTTGTTATTGATTGCTGAGCTTGACCTGAACCTGCTTTTAATTGATTACCTAAAGTCTTACCGGCTTGTGTGGCTGCCTGTGAAGTTTCTTCCAAAGATTTAGTAGTACTATCTAACGCCTTATTAACTTGGTCAAAACCGACCGCTGACGCTACTATCTTTATTTCTTCAGCCATCCGTTTTCATTTTTATATTGTGACGCTTAAGTATTTCATCATATCTTTCTTTAGTCATTGGCTCAATCTTCTTGACATCTTTCTCATCTCCAGGCATTGGCCAAAACCTATCCATAGAACCAACTGCTTTGCTTCCAGCCATTGACTCTGCTATACGAAAGGAAGCAAACCGAATGACTTTCGCCTGTTCGGTCTGCTTTTCTAAATATCCTTCAACTGCAGCATAAAACTCAATCGGAAGAGATGTGTAGTACTGGTATGCTGTCCAACCAAGTTTACCTAAAGCGAACTTGAGATTATCGTAGCACTGTTCTCTTCCACTTTTTTTTTCTCCTCATTAATCTCCTCTCCTGTTTTTACTAGAGTCTTCCAAACTTGCGTTGATGTCAACACCTCAGTAACTTTACCAACAGCCTCAGCTTTGTTATCCATTACATCTACCCAATCACATACATCTTCGAATGTGTAGTCCGGTTCTTCTCTCTTCACATAGCTGTTGCCCATTAGTCCGCCATAAATCATAGCGTACATGAAGGCTGACTGTGTACTGTTGTCGTTGTGCGTTGATATAATCTCAATCGCAAGTTGATTAAACTTTAATCCCCTAAGCTTACCGCCTAGTTCTAATTGTAGATAACTCATATATTGTGGTTGGTTTGATTACGCTTGTATAGTAATAGTTGGCTGTCCAAACGGATTCAAAGAACCAGTGAATGTTCCGATAGAATCGAAAGCATATGTGCTACTCAACTCAGATAAGAAGCCTGTACCTTCTTCAATCTCATCACCGGTTACTGGAGTCTCAGGAGCAATTTTATATCCTACTGTTGTTTTTGCAAGCAACAATTGACGGAGAGATGTACCACTAATCTTACCAGTTACTGGATCTTGTAAGTGCTGACCTTCGAAGCCATTAGACAACTCAACTGTACCTGGTGACTTATCTGGTCCACAAGCTGAAGAAGCATCAACTACAGATACTGTTGCTGATTTAGATACTGAAGTAAGACATACAACTGTGTCATATGTTGTACCACCTGCAGGATCAATGAATAATAACATCGTGCCACCTGCTACTTTGTGTTCTGCCATTTTATTTGATTTTTTATAGTTATGAAATTACGAAAATATCTTGTTTAAATACTAAAATTCTTGAAATAAATATCTTACCGCCAATCTCCCCAAATCTTTCTGTTCTGTCTGTAATAACGCTAAGATTCATCATCTGAAGTCCAGCCAATCCCAAATCAAGCACTGAACTAGATGTTGGCTTAATTGCCTGCAAAATGCTGTCTACTGCTAGATTAAGATTCTTACTATTATTGTACTTATACTCCCATGAATGAACCGACACCTGTAATGTTGTCTTTACATCTGATGAATTATCTGTTGATTGCTCAATAGAGATGGCATCGGATAAAACCGCATAAATCTTATGCTTTACATCATCAGGCTCCTCACCTTCATAAACAGGAATACTCAAGCCATCAATGACCTGATAATATGCTTGCAATAATGCGCTGTTTACATCTCTCATGAATAAATATCTTTAATATCTTGAATTAATTGTGGCGTATTTTTTATAACTGATGGATAAAGGAATGGCTGAGGTTTTATTCCATCTCTTAATATTTTTAACGCTGTAACATATGCATATTTAGGATCTAATTTGCCTGTTCTTTCGCCCCATGCCATAAGTGTTTGTACAAATTCTTTAAATGTTCCTCCTGATGGTCCTTTAAATGTTGCCGCATATGTTGCCCAATCTTGAGGAAGTGATGAAACATAAGCAGTAGCATACTTCCTTGTCCCAAATTCAATATAAGCTGCATATTTTGCTGTAGCTGTTACTGACGCTGAACCATTACCATAATTAGGGTGTATGCTTGCTCTTAAATTTGATTCATCTGCTGGAGCTAATTTTATTGCATCTCTAGAAGTTCTATCCGCCCAATCATTTAACGCACTCTGTACAGCAACCTTCCCCTCCTTTGATAATTCATCAAACTTCTTTACTAATGTATTAATCCCTTTTGTCTCAATCTTTATCATAACGCTGCAGGATAAATGATGAAATCTAAAAAAGTATTATTTAAATAATCATCAACTAATGTCCAAGTTTTATCCTTTACTTCTAGTTTGATATTATCATCATCAATCTTAGATATAGTGTAATAATTTATACTAGCACCAACTAAAGCATTGAAGTAAGTTCTTGTTTGTTCTGGAACATAACCACTAAAAGCTGTTGATAAATTGCCATTGTAAACACCTGTTGAAGTATATGTCCAAGTGATTGTTCCTATCCAATTCTCATATTCATAATTTACCACAGGATCACCTGAACCACTTTGCGACATATCCACTCTATACACTTTACCAGGATTGACAAAATTTGTCAAGTCACCAACTGTCAAACTACCCTCTTCAAATGCTGGTCTTAGTCCAGGTATTATATCTCCTGACTCTAACGCTCCTAAATTAGGTAATTGATTATATGGTATTCTTAGCGGCATAATTAGTAAAATAAAATTGTAGCTACTTCTCCATCCTCAAATGGTATAGCCCATGTTAATTGGCCTGTATTGTCATTATAAAGCACTTCCTTACCCACTGGCACTCCACCAGTACGAATCACATACTGAATGCCATCCTTAAAAGCATTAAATACTGTACGGCCTATAAAGCCACCATAAGTGAATGTTGTCTCACCACCTATGCCTGTGTAATTATACACCTGAATTGTATTTAAGTCCATTGGAGCATCTGAATTAATTGATTCATCTAATTTAATTGCCTGTATGTATTCCCACTCTTTATTACCCTCGTTCCTTATCTGTACACTATTTATTTTATAAAACTCATTCTCATACATTATCACATCATTGCTTCGTGTAGCCCTTTCCGTTTCATAACGCATAATAAAGACCTGGTCATAAGTCCACTCTCTTTGCTGGTATTCATTTCTTGGAGTACCTTGCCTATCTCTTGCCTCCGCCCATTTTGTCCAGTTCCCAGTCTCCACAGCAATAAGACCGCCAAACTCATTCTTAGCAGTAGTGTAACGAAATATAGTAATTCTGCGATTTAATTTATACACGTCTATATGGATTTAGTAAGTTCTTAGCAATTGGACTTATATCATCTGTTGATATACTTCTATTATCATACAGATAATAAATTTGATTAAGTAATGCTGTCTTTAAGATATTAGGTAACTCACTATAACCAGTAGTATAATCAATAGTAATATTTTTAGCTCTCGGTGATTGGAGTCTCTTGAATAGGTTACCAATAACAAAGTAAGTACTATCAAGCACGAGAATATTACCAGCTTCATCAGTAACCTGGTTAATCGCAACCATAGGTCCGTAAGGAATGTAAATATCTCCATTGACATTATTTAGGATAGCAACGGCATCATGAACTACAAATCCAACACCGGTATAAGCTTCACACTGCTGACGTGCCGCAGTTATCAGTGATATAATTAGATTGTCATCTGTACCTATATCAACTTTGCAGAAATCTTTAGCCTCTACAAGTGTTACTGGCTCATTGATGATATCATTTGTAAACTCGATATCTGTTACTGAATTATAACTAACTCCTTCCCAATTGTATAAATTCATTTTATCTTATTTTAAAAAAGCCCCTCCCAAATGAGAGAGGCTTTTGTTATCTACATTAACCAAACCACAATCGTTATTAATCTAAGTAGATTGCAGAAGCAGGAAGCATCAAGTTCAATTCTTCTTGACACTCGATTCTTGCAGTGATCAAGTTCTTAGTGAAGTTGTCTGCATCTTCCATCGCGAAAGTGATGTTAACCGCTTCAGTCTCTACTCTCTCGATATAATCCATATCGATTACTAAGTAAGAAGCGTTGTTAGCCCATGAAGCAGAAACTACTGGAGTACCAGCGATAACTACAGCACCACTTGCTACAGAACTAACACCAGCAGCACCAGGATAGTATCCGTTAGTTAACAATGTTCTGTTAATCAAAGCCAATGTTGCAGGACTAACGATTACATAAGAAGCATTAAAGTTTGCAGTCTGTTGGTTAGCAATCAAGTCCATGATGATCTCTACTGGATTAGTTCCTGTTGTAGTATTAACACCTGTTGCTTGAGCAATAACATCAGCATAAAACAAAGCATTCTCAGTCTTGTAAAAATCTCTTGTTAACAAACGAGGTAAAGTTGTTTGCATGTAAGGCAATTGCTTAGCCATTTGCTTAGAGAATCTTGCGAAACCTGCGATGTAATCCTGAACGATTCTAACCTCTGTGAAGTCATATTGAACCTGAGTCTTAGATGCACCTTCTACCTGAACACCCATAGGCTGAACAGCTGAAGTCTCACGATATTGAACATAAAGACCAGTAGGAGAAATAGCAGTAGAAATTAATTCTCTCATGTTTACTCTCTGTGATGGCAATAAAGCTTGACGTGCGCTATAAGAAGCAACACCACTTAAGTTACCATTTGGAGCTAATGAACCACCTAAGGTCATATCGGCTTTAACTTCCATTTTAAATGGTTGCCCAGCCTTTACATTTTGGATAGCATCAAAGTTCTTCTCTAATGCTTCGCTAAATGCTTCATCAAAAGATACTTTAGAAGCCTTAGCTTTAGAAGTTGACTTTGTTCTTGATTCCAAAATTTGCAAACCACTAACAGTAGCTGCTAAATCAGCCTTAAGTTTAGAAACTTCAGTACTCATAGCTTTTACAGCATCAGCACTATCATTAGTTCCAACTTCAGCAAGCTTAGCGTTAACATCAGCTTGGAATGATTTCAATTGATCAGCTATTTCATTTTTAGCTTTCTCGTTGATAGATGTTTCAAGTGTTGACTTGAGGCCTTCTAACTCAGCCATTAATTCTTTCTTTTCCATATTGGATGAAATTAATTTGATTTAAGATTATTGTTGAACTGCCTAATTATATCCGCAACACTTTCTTCTGGCTGAATGGCTTTAACCGGTTCAGTAGTACTCTTCATATCTAGGATTAATTGTGCTAATTGTTTTGAATGCAATAGTAACATCTGAATAGTATCATCTGTTGCTGTTGTGTTCCTGCAGAACTTCTCGATAGCCTCATGCTTAGCCACTAACAAATCAACATCATTAAGTGACTTAAGTGATGTAATTGGTGTCAATGGATTTGCCCCCCATGCAGTAAGTGAACTTCCCTCATACAACTTTATCTCTGTAATCTCATACTGCCCAGCAGATGGATTCTTAAGATAGTTTTCATAGGATTGGATTTGATTGCGTTTGATAATTTTGAATCCAATAGAATGCTCCGTTATTAAACCACTCTCAACCATTTTAATAAAATCCTCACCGCCCTCATGACTTCCTACTTGTGACTCATATGCTAACCCATAAGCATCTTCAGTCAATGACTTCAGAACGCCTAATGGCAACGATGGATCGTGATTAAGTAGATGCTTGATTCTAGGCAGTGCAGAGTCTGGTCCGTTCTCTCTGATAGTCTTTGTAAATGCACCTGGTCTGATAATATCGCCATCGCTATCTACATTATTGAACTTAGAGAAATAACCTGTGACAATCCCTTGCTTGGGATTCATGTCCATAATCTCTGCTGAGAGTACTTCTGTCTTGATGTTTAGGATATTGTTCACTTGTATAAAGTTAATTTATTTTGATTTAATTACAAAAATTTATCTTCTGATGATTCTGCCCTGTCTGTCTCTCTTTGATTGGAACGCAACCACACATCTGCAGTTAACCACCTCTGATGCTGGAACCGCTAAGCCATTAGGCTGCTTTCTCACACCAGGTTGCATCATTAGGATATCTCCAAGCTTCTGCGACTTCAATAAGAATGGCTCCTCAATATCTTTAATCGTTCCATCAATGGTCACATGGTTAGCCCATGCGTTATGCCTTGTCCTTTTATCCTTTACACTGATCCATATCTTCTCCATCACGTTTCCTGATGTCTGAGCATACACCATAGCTGCACCATTGGCAGCAGTCACTGTCTCTGTCCTAGCAATACGCCTTGCTCTCATTGCCCCTAATTCTGAGCTGCTTGTTATGCTTCTTACTATATCATCAAATGATGCACCGGTCATGGCTGCATCATTAAGTATATTCTGTATAACTGCTCTTGTTGTATCGTTAATCTCCTCTGCATCATTAAGCAAGTCAATGCCGTAGTACTGACGCATAAGCTCCACAATCCTTTCATTGAATCCCATCCTTCCGCTTACTTCATCAGCCTTTGTCATCGACACCTTTGCAAACCTTGCCCATCTCGTGCCAACCGTCTTATACAAATCTACTAGCACCGTATAGATGGGGAATGATGGGATAGCCATTACATCTTGAGTCTTTAGGAACGCAGCAACCTGCACCTTCAACGCAGCAGCAAACTTCTTTTCATAATACTTCTCGTATCTCTGTTGGAATTTATGCCACTCGTAGTAATATTTATTTTGCTCTGCTGGTGTCATTTAATCTTTCGGCTAATGTCTTTTTTACTTGCTCTATCTTCCAGTTGTTATG